TAGAAGGATTAGCAAAATTAACTTTCTTAGTTACATATTTACTGTATGTAGAAGATTCAGTTGGAGCGATTTCATCAACAAATCTTTCACGCTGAGTTAAAGTAGCATTACCTGTAATTGCTGATGGAGCAGAAGAGAATGTAATAGAACTACCATCCGATGCAACCGCAGTAATTAAACGAGTGCTCGATCCAGAAGAAGCACCAGCGATAGTCAAATATTTACCAACAGAAGCAGTTTTAAATGCAGCGTTTTGTGTTGATGTTGTTATTTGATTACCAGAAATTGTAACTCCAGATGCAGCAGATAAAAGAATATTATCATCTAATCCTGATACATTTATGTTAGTTTCTGTAGGATTATTAACTTTATTATTAATAACAATCATACTTGTTCGATGAGTATCAAGCACTGGAGATAATGAATCATTGCTAGAACTAAACTCGACATTTAGTGTAACTGATTTATTAGCACCAAGAGATAATGTTTCATTAATTTCAGAAGCAATCATCCTTGGAGATTCAAAATAGTTATTCTCATTTGCAAGCACACCAGTGAATGAAGAATCTTGAACATAAGCAGTTTGTGTAGTAGAATCTACAGATTTACCTGTTGTAGTTTTAATTCCAAATTCAATTGGTGTTTCAGAGAATCTTTGAATCTGAACTGCTGGTTGAACAGCGTCGTATTGAAGATTTCTTGTAGCACGGACAGCAGATCCGCCACCGTAACCAGAAGCATTTGCTGCAGTAGCTACAGTAACCACATATGAATCTACATCTACATCACTAATAATATGAGTGGTGTTTAATTGTGCAGCTGGCACATTATTTACTGCAGCAGCCACACCACTAATAATCACACGAGATCCAGATGGCATGCCATGATCTTTATGCCAAACACGAACTTTAGTCTGTCCGTTACGAGTTTCAAATGGATCGATATCTAAAGTTTGTAATGGAATCACATCATTTACATATTCAACATTAGCTATAACGCTTGTATCAAACTTAGCACGATATAAAACAAATTTTAAATCTTGTGTTTGATCTGCAGTCCAAGTAGAAGCATTTTGTGATTTGAATAATGAACCAAGATATGGTTGCTCAGAAATTGTACGAGCAGTTCCAGGCATTTGATCACCAACTTGAGATATCCAAACTTTATAATTATTTGAGTCAGATGCTAAAACGATAGCATACTCAGTTCCCTCTTGAACATATACAGGAGATGGGAAAGTAAATGTTGTAGCAGTGTCATACTTATTAACAGCAACACCATCTAAATTAACAGTATTCGCAGAAATATTAACTTGTTCAGGTTTAATAGTTACACGAGAAAATGGTAGAACACGCTTTCCTGGATACCCATTAACAACTTCACGAATTTCTAATGTCACAGGAATTTTACTATCTTTAGTTGCAAAGAAAATATCAACTTTACTTAAAAAGCATCCACCTTTTTGCTCAATTAAGAAAGTTTGTGCGAGCGGATCCCACCAAGCTGTTTGAGAAACAACTCTTTCTGCAGTTTGAACGATAACTCTATTATCTGCTAATTGTTCTTCTACAAGTTCAGCATTACGAACAGCGTTGACAGTTTGTTGACGAGTTTCTAAAACACCTTCAGCACGATAGTTTGCACGAGCACGAGATGTAAAATCACCATTTGCTGTAGAAACATCAACTAACTTAAATTCACGAGTACCACAACGGAATCTTAATGCATCAGTATTTGGGATATTAAACAATAATTGTATATCACCATTAAAGTTACTAACTAAATTGCCACCAAGCGAAGCAAGAGTTACAGTACCTACAGTTCCAGTTGCTGTTGATACAGAACCAGTAATTGTTTCTGTAGAACTAAATGTTCCAATAATATTAACAACATATAATGCATATGTGCTAGTATCTGGATTAAACTCTGTGCCAACTACAACTGCAGTAGCACCAGATGTTCCGCCAGTAATAACATCACCACGATTTAAACAAACTTGTGAATCACCATTAATACGACGAGCAGTAGCTGCAGCTACACCACCAACATTGGTTTCTGTATTAAATGTTCCAGATCCTGGAGTGTATGTAATTTTAGATGCTGGTGTGCAATAAGCAGCAATATTAATATCATCAAAAAATGGATAGAAACGAGTATTTGGTTTTAGTTTTTTAATTTGAACTAAAAGATTTCTAGATCTGATATAAGGTATTGCAGCAGTTGAAAGAACACGATCTGCTACAACTTGTCTATCAATTTTAGTTACAAGGCTAGTTTTTACACCAGTTCTAGATTGTCCGATTGGAGTAGCATCAGTAAATACAGTACCCCATGTTACCCAGTTTCTACCACCTGTTTCAAAATTTCTAGCTGTAGTTGTTGTTGCACCTGTCCATTGAGTTTGCCATGCATTCCAAACAGTTCCAAGAACACCTGCTTTTTCAGCGAGTGCACTGACAGTTGTGAAGTTTCCTTCAATGTCAACTACTATGTCTGGACGACGATCTACCTCAAACCAGTCATCAGATGATGGGTTAATTTTAACATCACCTAAGAAAGTAAACACTGCAAATGGATTAATGTTTTCTAAACGAGATCCATATGGTTGAGAAATAATAGGTAAATGCTCTAAAACTGGTAATGTGATAACATCACCATATAATTTGTAATTACTTGAAGCACGATTACCATCTGTAGAATTCTTCTCTAACAAATTAATATTTTGCATAGAATAGAATGGACGAAGTTCTGCATTTTCCATATCAATTGAACATACATAATCTGGAGAGAAAGCGTCGCCAGTATTATGTCCAGTAAATGCATCTACAATAAATCCATTTTTAAATCTAGTATCACCAACAGAGTCAATAATATCTAAAGATTCTGTCTGTTGCTCTAATAAAGATAGAGAAGTATAATATTCTAAATTATCAATGCGTTTTTCTAATTTACCAATGTCACGCATTGTGTAACGCTTGTTATCTAAACGAGCAATCTCAACATTATAAAAATTTGTACCAAAAGTATATGGCTCAAGAGTTAAATTATACAATACCAAACCAAGTGCTGGATCTAATGGCTCACCAGGATTTAATGAAGAAACTCCATTAATAGCGAAGAAATTACCAGCAAAGTCTACAGCAATTTTAGATTTACGAGCAAGATAATATGTAAAATCAGTTACAATATCATTACCACGCTTAGGTATTAATGATACAGAAGATCCAGTTCCAGAGAAACTAGTACCAGCATCACTAACTCTTGGACGGAAATCGATACAATCTCTTAATGCAATTCCTTGAAAAGTTGGAAGTGCTTTATAATCCACATTAGCTGGATAAGAGTTTACAGTAAAGTAATCACCAGTAGAATGTGTGAAGTAATCAAATGTTACTTCAATTGGTGCTTCAGGTGGAGCATAGGAACTCTTAAGAATTAATCTTGCTTGATCATAATGAGTAGATCTTTGTCCACTATCAAAATCGTAACGATCTGTTACATCAATAGAATATGTTGCACCTGGAGATGCAAATGTTCCTGATTTCATTTTGACAGAAATCAAGCGATAACCATCAGCGTATCCTAATAACAAAGTAGAATTTTGTGCTGTAGCTTGTGTAGTAAATGTGGCTGTCGCAGAAGAAACTAATGTTTTAGTTTTTTCTGTTAGTACTGAACCACTCTTATTCACAGCTGCAATAACCATCATATTTCTACCAGAGTATGTAGAACCTAGAGAAATAGTTGCACTAGAACCTGATGGTGTTATACCACTAGGTGCTACAATAGCACCACCAGCGGTAGCATCATTATCAACTACAATGTAGTTATCTGCATCAGCAGCTGATGCAAAAGATCCTGATGCAGTTGATATTGTTAATGTTGGCGAGCCAGATACAGTAGCAGTACCAGAAAATTTTTCATAAACAGTATAGATTGTATCATTTGCTAATAATGCTGAACGAACATCTTTAATTGCATAATATGGTAAAGAAAATATTAAAGATGTATTTTCAGGTTCATAGACAGTAGTTGTAACTCTATCAATAGTTGAACCAGTGATAGTAATAGAACTATCAACTGTCATAGAGAATTGTGATGCAATTGCTGTAATACGACGAAGAGATCCATTAAATGATGCTACATCACCAACTATAAAATCAGTCTGAAAAGATGTACCAGTACCTGTAACAGTTGTGCCTGATGCAGTAGCTGATCCTCTTAGTCTAGTTAATACTGGTTGAATATCTGCAGAAAACGATAAATTTGCATCACTTGACACATCAAAGAAAACTGATTTGACTTTACGATTAAAGTCAAAAGTTCCATTCATTTTAATATCAAATAAACCTAGTTTGTATACTGCGGTTTGAGTACCAATAGTACCATTATGCCATTCCATTAAACGAACACGAGCAGTTCCAACTGCAGTAGCACCAGATGGAGCAGTGCCAACTGATGCTGTGATTCTGTCATAAAGCGTAACTTCACCAAAAGTGTCAACTGGTGGTAAACTGTTTACATTTGTAATTAAAACATAGTTTCCTACTGTTGCAGGAATGTATGCATTTTCGACTTGAACGAATTCACGAGATTTCTCAACAGGAACATATTCAGTAGAAATTTTTTCAATTTCATATCCTTGAACATATGCTTTTCCTGGTTCTAAACCAACAGCAAGTTTTGCCTCATTTGCTTGATTGGTAGCAAGATTGTCAGAATTTCCTGGAGAATAGATTCCACGATTGTAAACTGGGGATGTTGTATACTCCCACTGCACACCAGTATTACCTGGACCATCATAAACTGCACCAGCAGTATGAGTTGGAGGTGTAGTTGAAGATGCTGTTGCACTATTTCGTGCAACATATGTTTTGCTTGCATTTGTTACAACATCATTAGTTAAATAAACACGACCAGCAGTCCAAGCACCACGATTATTATTGCGATATTCTCTTACATCAATCTCAAAGTTTTTAACTGTATAATTACCAGACTCGTCATATGTGCGACGAGCAAATGTTTCTTCTAATACAGAGTATTCTGTTCTACGAACTTCTCGTTTAACTTGTCCATTGCCAGTACGAACTAGTTCAATAAAATCAGTATCACTAGTGCTGACTTCAGTTAATTTAACTAAAGTTGCTGTAATAACATAACGATGAGCACCTGGAGCAGCATAGTTAAATGAATTTTGTGCATTATCAAATAATGTTTCATCTTCTTCTGCTGTGATAATAGATTCTTCAGATAATAAACCAATACGATATGAAGGTGTGTTGGTGTATTTGTCAAGAATAATAGTTTGTGGTTCTACTAAAACAAAGTGCCCTTTAATGTAATATACACCCTGTTCAATAGTAGCAATAGATCCAGTTCCTACTGGAGTTGTTGCAAAAACTTGAACACTATAAGCACCATTTAAATCTGTTAAAATATCTCCTGCAGAAAATACTTTTTCTGTACCACTTGTTCCTGAATTTGTATAACGAACATACAAGGTGGCTTGATCCGCACCTTCTGATAAAGCGTAATGAATAACTTCTGCTCTAAGACCTGTAGCGTTTTCAATAGTCAACCCAACAAGGTCTTCAATAATAGTATCAGTTAAAACAGAAGAGTAAGAAGATTCTAATTTTACATAACCGATGCTTGTGTCAATAGAAACTTGACCTGGAATAACCATAGCACCTTCTTTGAAGATGTGGTCTCCGTGTCTTTTAATTTGATTTTGCAGAATAGTCTGCATTTGAGTGAGTTCACGAGCCTGAACTGCATACCCTGGACGATAGAGAATACGATAGAATTTCTTCGCCTCATCAAAGTCGTCATAATATGGTTCGGTATTAAAATTAATAGCCATTCTTTTTTCTTCTTTCGATTAGTTTTCTATATTTATCTTAGAATTTAATAATTGTTCTAAGAGTAACAGTTTCTTCATCGGATGGGGTAAAACCAGCTTTATTGTCAATATACATCATTTGACCAGAATATTTATCTACAGTTGGATTAGAAACTGAAGATGCAGTAAATGTTTGTCCATCACTGTTTTCAAAAATATCATTAATAGCTGGAAGATCATTATCCAAAGATTGTAACAAAACAGCACTTGCTGTAGATGTAACGACTCTATATCTAAATTGGCTGTCCAATATTCCTGTAACCCTAAAATATTGAGCATTATTTCCTGTGCTTGTTAAATTTATAGCAGTACCAGAATTAGCGTTAGCGATCGTAGATGCTAGTTTAAATGTATTATCGGTTAATTTAATAACATAATAATCTGTGCCATTAGCTAATCCAGTGATTGAAGCACCACCATTATTTAAATACTTTATTTTATTTCCAGTAGAAAGACCATGATTGCTATAAGAAATAACTTCTGTAGAAATATCTACACTGGTTGTTGGAATAGTATAACTAACTGCATTTACTGTAACATCTGTATCTTTAGGAAAATATGTAGTATTAATAGCACCTTGTACTAAGAAACATCCAGAACCGATAACTCCATTATAACGAGTATTTGCTCCATAAGATCTAGGGTTTTTAATAATTCCAAGTTGACGATAGTCGTTGTTGACTTCCAATCCTTGGTTTAAGTCTGTTGATACATTAGAATAAAACACTAAAGTTCTTGAGAACAATTCATCTGGAGCATTTTTTCCATGACCACCAAATGGTGACATAATTGCTCGTGCTTTTGCAGCTTTACCGTTACCAATTATATTAATATTAGCAAAAGTATATCCAGATCCAGGATTTGTAATATTAATTTTAGTGATTTTACCTGCTGCAGTATCAATAGTAGCAGTGGCAGTCGCACCAATTCCATCGCCATCTATTTCTATATTAGCAACACCATAACCATATCCATTAGATATTAATTTAATTGCATTAATAGTTCCAGCAGTTGTTAAAATTTCATTATTAGCTTGTAAAGATTGAATATTACCGATATTAAGATCAGCTGATAAAGAAGCACCTGTGCCAGTTCCTGATGGTGAAGATACTGCGAGTGTAGCTGTGCTATAACCAATTCCTGGATTTTCAGCGACGACACCAACAATTTGCCCAGCATCTAAAATAGGTAATAATTTTGCTTCAGATTTTGAGACATTAACAATACCTACTGCACTAGATCCACCCACTTCTGTAAATGTTACTGTTGGTGCAGTAGAATATCCATATCCAAATCTACGAACAACTATACCAGTAGCTGGTGCACCTGCATATGCAAATGTGGCTGTACCATTAGTCGCAGATCCTGAAGTATGAGTTGGAGCAGTTGACGAGTGAGTTGTTCCAGCAGCAGTTACAGTGTAAAGTCTATTGGATACAAAATATTGTTCTCCAATTAAAACTGCAGTATTAGCAGTCCATGCTGTACCAAAAGTAACTGTAGGATCACTAGTATAATTATCTCCAGGATTTGTAATTGTGCAATAAAGAACACTTCCTGTGGTAGTATTTAATTTTGCAACAGCAGTAGCAGCAGAACCACCACCACCAGAAAAGGTAACAATTGGAGCAGTGGTATAACCTGATCCACCTGTAACCAAGTCAATTTCTCTAACAGCACCTGTTAAAACTACACCTGTGATAGAACCAGCAGATACGCTAGCAGTTCCTTTTGCTCTCGATCCAATAAATTTTAATGTAGCTGTACCATTTTGCACAGTGCCTAGACGATGAGTAGGTGCAGTTGAAGATAATGTTCCTGGAGAAGCGACTTCATAAAAATCTCCATTAGCAGTATAAAGTTTTTGCCCTAAAAATACCCCTGCACCAGCGATAAAAGAAGATGCGTCTGATGTTGGATCACTAAATGTTACTGTTGGAGAAGAATATCCTGATCCACCACTATTCATTGCAACTGCAGTTATAAACACTGGATCTTCTGGACGATATCCATCACCAGTAACAGTAATAGTTGCAGTTGTGTACCCAGTTCCTTTGTTGTTAATTATAACATTATCAACAGTACCATTTGAATAGAATTGATTTGTTAATGCAGAAACAACAGGAATGTAATTATCATTAAGAAACTTTCCTCTTAAATTAATCGGTACATTATACATGTATTTCCAAACATAACCATCTGCAGCGTTTATTGGAGATACAGATGTTCCTGTTGGTTTAACAGTTGATGGTGCATTGTTGTTATTGTCAAGACATTTATAGACATTATAGTCATCAGTCATAACATAAAACAATGCATCCTCTAAATTATTTTCTCCTGAATATGCAAGATTTAAAACTGCTCGTAAATCTGCACCTGTTCCACCACCACCTGTAACAGTTACTGTTGGGACAGATGTATAACCAGTTCCCTTTGAAACTAGATCAACATCAATAATTTGTCCTTCTAAAACTACAGGTGTGAAAGAAGCACCTGTTCCGCCACCACCTGTTATAGTTATAGTAGGTAATGTATTATAGCCAGATCCTCCAGAAACAATATTGAGACCTATGATTTGATTAGAATACTCATCATCATACATATCATAAACACTACCAGAATTCCAATTTCTACGAGGAACTACAAATGATACATCTGATGGTCCAATTTGTTTCATTGTAATAATTTCATTACGAACTGCTCGTTCATAAGCAAAACTATCAATTGGATATGGAGGGTTTAACTCATCTTGCCAAGATAAAGTCTTTCCTAAAAAATAATAATAGTTAGAACTTCTTGTTGTTACATCTCTATAAACACCTTCTGCTAAAGATTTATGCAGAATAGTTTTTATAAGAGATGAATGTCCTGTAACATGAGCCATACTAGAACCCTAATTTAAAAATTAACTTACTGTAACAACCCAAGTAACAGCAATACTATCACCAGCTTGTTTATTAACAACTGGGAAAGTTGTGCGACAAAGCATTGTTCCTGAAGTTGATGCGTTAAAAATACCTGCTTCAGTGATCGCACCAGTACCAGTTCCTGCTGGGAAAGTAGCAGTATAAGTTACAGTGTTTGTAGAAACTGTAGATCCAGATAAAGTTACACGACCTGCTTCAGTTCCTAAAGTAGTATCTGCTGCAGCTGGAGTACCAGTGCCAGTACCGATAGCCATATGAGTCATGGATACTGGAGAGTTAGTAGTTGCAACAATTTTTGCAGCAATATAATTTTTACCAGTAGTAACAACTAGGTTTGGTACATCAAACTCAACAGTTTCGCCAGTGGCTTTAGTGTGAGTGACATGAACCATACCAGTGGCTTTTAATTTTTCTGTGATTTGTTCTAAGTTCATAGAATCTCCTTTGTTAAAATGTTTCTCCAACAAATTCATTATAATCTGTTGGAGTTAAGAAATAGTCTTCTTCAGCGTAAGGATTTAACCAAACTTGTCCAGATTCAGTAAAACTTAATCCTGAATACTGAGTCTCCAGATATTTAGTTGCTCCTATACTAGTTACATCTGCTAATGCAAATGAATCTGACAGTGATTTGTCAATTAAATGTGTAAACTCATCTACCATTCCAGTGTAAGTTGTTTCTAAAGATTTACTTACATCAAGAGTAGTAGAAGTAGATAACATAGTTACAGATTGTCCCTCTGCAACTCCATCATAATTTAAAGATGTACCATTAAATAGTTTTTCAATATTTAAAGTGGTAGAATCTGTTTGTGATACGGAATCATCAAATGTTTTAAACGATACTTTAAGAATTGCTTCATCATTGGGGGTATCAAGAGTATCAAAAATAACCTTACCTGAGTAAATACTAATGTCTGAAATTGAATCAAGAACTGAAAATCCATCTTCAAGACCGATACCTAAAGATTTAACTAATGATTCTAGCTCTACACTTAAATCATACTCATTAGTTATTTGGAATTCTCCAAATAAAGCCATACCTGCTGGATGAAGCATGGTTTTAACTGCAGATTTATATGATGATAATTTTTCATCAATACGAACAACATATGAAAATGCTTGATAATAACGAGAGTCTTGAATGTAAATACTATCACTTACGAAACCATTATTAGATTCAAAAAATCCTGGATATCGAACTATAGCACCAAGATCAATTGCAATAACTGCAGGATCATCTGCATTAACTTGAGCATTTCTAAAGTTTAATGAAAATTCACGAAGAACAGAACCAGCGTAAGTGCCATCTACATATTCATATGTAACATAATCTGCTAAGTTTACATATCCCTGTTCACTAAACCCTTCTGTTCTATCTGAAATCGTTGGAGTGTATGTGTATCCTTGAGTTCCACCTGGAGCATATAAAGAACCAACACTTCTTTTATTTCTAAAAACATAACCACCAGAATAATTACTTGTTATTCCTAAACCATGTTCTGCTGGCAACCCAACAAGAGTTAATGCAGTTGTGCTTGTAACAGTCTTAACAATACCAACTAAATTTGGTGTTGCGTCAGTTGTCCAAATTTCGTCTCCAACTTGAACACCACCAACCTGTCCAAAATTAGTTCCTACTCCAGTAACAGAAGTAGAAGATGTTGTTGCAGATATTGTTCCAGAAGTTGATGACTCATATGTATTAAGTTGAGTTAATGTAGAAGTACCAACAATATTAACTGTACTTGATGAGATAACATCATTTGTTGCTAGAATAGAAAGTGCAAAATTTGCATTATATCCAAGACCAAATTTAATAAATTCTGCGTATTTAATACCACCATTATCTGATGTAGAGGTAACTTTCATTAAAGCACCAGTACCAGATCCAGATCTTAATTCAAAAACTTGTCCAACTCTAAAGTTTTTTCCTGGTTGTGTTATAGCTAATTTTTGAGTAGCTGGTACTATTCTTGCTTGAAACTCATCTCTATACTTAATTAAATCTCCTGGATTAACAACACCAAAAAATCTTTTATCTAAAAAGAATTCATATAGTTCATTTGAAAAAATAAGAAGATTATTTACAACAGCAGTTGTTGCTTTTGATATTGTAATTATTGAACCTTCAACTTTTGTCACTCTGGTTCCAAGAGGAATACCAGTTCCAGTAACAAGTTGATTAATTTCAATTCCAGCTGGACTTGCTACTGTTAATGTTGTAGACCCAGATGAAGCTGTTGTTTGTATTTCAAAAGATTTACCAATTTTAACAATACGATCAACTTCTCCAACTAACTCTTCTTTTCTATCAACTAATACTCTAAGAATACGACCAGCTGTTTGAATGTCAACAAGTTTACCTACAATATCTTCTGGATTACCGTAATCAATTTGAGCAAATACAGAAATTTCTTGATTCCATCTGCCATCTGATGCTACAAGCATTGAACGACCTGGATATGTTAATTCTACATTTTTACCAAATAATAATTTAAATAAAAGTTTATAAGATGCTTCAGAACCTTTAGAAAGATATTGATCTTTTATTCTTGATAATAAAAATCTTTCATCTTCAACAACAATTGGTAAATTATGGGCTAACTCTTTTTTAAATTGCCCTATAAAATCTTCTAGTGTTTCATCAATATCACGAATTTGTTTAAGGTCTACACCATTTCGTTGCATATATTCATAATATGCTTCTACGAATGCGACGAATGTAGGATAATCTTCCCTGATATGCTCAGGGAGTTGATTTTTTACAACCGACTGTATCGGTGTTCTTTTAATTAGTGGTGCAACCATTATGATCTAATAGATTGGAATGTATAATTGTAACCTGCTTGTAAATCGCCATTAATTGTATTATCAGCAATAGCATTAATTGTTAAGTATTCTGGATCGATTTGAACGATCTGATTTAATGCTGATACCACATCATATGATTCTGGTTTAACTTGCCACTCGAAGAATGGACCATCTAAAGCACGAATTGTTAAACTTCTAACAACTACTTCACCTTTTTCATAATTAATACTACCAACAGTAGGATTTACTATAACTTTTTCAAAAGCTGAGTTTGTATAATATAAACGAATATTACCTTGTGCATCATCATCTAGATAATGAACCTCGTTACTGTTTGGAATATAGAATCCAGTTGAAGCAAACACTTCACCTTGTTTACCACCATCTTGAGAAATTGGATTAATAAGATTTAATACATATTGTGCTGCAATATTATATGTAACTTGATGTGGATGACGAATCATAATACGAGTGATGTTATTAGTAATCGCTGGATCGGTTTCATCAATAATACGAACAAGTTTAGAATATCTTAAAACAGAATCAAAACGAGTGAGTTCTTCTTCATTATATCTTAAAATAGCATCTTTAACTAATGTTTCAATTTGAGTTGGGGTTTTAGTTGTTGCTCTTGGATTATAGTATACAAACGCTGTAACTTTAATATTAAAAAATTCTGGGTCTACTAATTCA